TTCTAACAATTCTTCCAATTTTTGTATAACTGCCAGTCGCAGTAACAGGAACAGTAGGGTTGGTTGTAACGCCCAGCAACGATCCAGTCCACGTACCCTCCTCGTAATCGTTCAGTAGCTCGGAGGTTCCGGTTCCAGCAGTCGCGGAAAAGTCGATGCCTTTGCCGGACGTAGTCATCACTACGTTGCCGGTGGATATGTTCACATTGCCTGATGTGTCGATTGTCAAACGGCTTGCACTTGCAGTTTCATCCGAAACGCTAAAGCTCCCAGACGGATTAGAAGACAGAGCATATCGTTTTCCAGAACCACCGCTGGAGTTTAACTGCAACTGCGCGGTATTTCCGCTAGAGCCTTGAATGAACACCATTCCGAATCCAGACGCGCCTTCAACTTGGATGCGTCCGTTTGTAGCTCCATTGACTTGAAGATCGTAACTAGGACTCGCTGTACCAATACCCACCCGATTGTTCGTCGAATCAACCTTCAGCGTCGAGGTGTCCACCGTCAGATCGCCAGTGATGGCGGCGGAGGCGAGCGTGGCGGTGCCGCCGGAGCCTAGGATCTGGTTGCTGGTGATCTTCTTCGTGGTGCCCGATGCAGCCATCGAAGTATCCGAGATGTCCACAATCGGCAGCACGTCTGCTGCCGGATCAACCGTAGTGATGGCTGCCAAGGCCGTAATTTTCGTGTCTGCCATAAATGTTTAGTTTGCTTGGATGATGAGTTTGCCTGTGTCCTCTTGGAGCAGGAAGTCCCCGTTCTCCAAGTCTAAAGAGTCGAAAGTGCCGAAAGTGATGACGATCTTGTCGATGCCGTCCTCCAGGAGAACGAAGAAGTCATCCTCCTGCAGCAGGTCGCGCCGGATGATAGGCAGGTCGGCGCCGCCGCCAGCCCCACCGAGGGCTTGCTGCACGCCGAGTCCTAGTCCTAGGCCGAGACGCATTTTAGACCCACTTGCGGTTGTAGGCGATGATCGCCCCGGAGGATACAGCCACCGAGGTGAAGACGCCCGAGATCGAGTCGCCGGCCTGAATGGTCACGCCGGATGGGAAGTTGGTGATGTTGGATGTGATGGCTCCGAGGATGGTCGTGGCGACGGCATGGATCTCCATGTAGTTGCCGGTCACAGTGCCCGCGGAGGCGTCGATGTACCGGCCACCGTATTCGCCGGCCAGTTGGCGGTTAGATCCGACATTCATAGAGTGAACTTCTGACTACTGCGTTTTGTGCCACCGCTCCATCCAACCTGCAAGCGTGTAGCCCCGCAGCGCACTCGCACCTCGGGGTTATCCCGCTCGACCTCTTTCAAAAATTGGGAGTCCTTCCAACAGTCGTATCCAAGTTTGGCTCCCCAGGCGTGGTAGAGTGTCGGGTCGATGCGCATCCGTAGGCGGCCGATGCCGTCGATGCTGCGACGGTCAACCTGCGAGTCCTTGGCGATGCGTTGCTGATGGATGCCGGCCTTCACCCACTCCTTAGAGATCCCGGATTGGAACTCTTTGATGACGGCGCGGCGCAGTTCGCCGGGTAGGTCGTCGAGAGCGTTGGCGATGACGGACGTTACGGAATTGTGAGCCATGAGAAAGGAAAGAGGGGGAGGCCCGGAATGGACCTCCCCTGTTGTAGACTGATTAGGCGCCGTTGAAGAAGCCAAACCCGCTCGGATTCTTCACAACGAGGCCGGCAATGGCCTCAACGAGGCGGGCAGGGCCGCCGCCGGAATCCGGCAGATTCTTAACCTGAGGGAGTTTGGCGTAGCGCACCTCGACCATGTCCATCGGGATCACGTAGCCCTTGGTGGGTGTGGCAGTCAACGTGGTGCCAGGAGTGGACCCGATAAATTGGGTCGGATGTAAAATTAGCCGTCCAAAATCTCCTTCAAAAACATCGATGGACGCCTTGAAAGTGTCGGCACCGAGATCCTGGTTGAAGGTGCGGACGCTGGTAGCGGCAACACCAGTGTTGGGGGTAGTGACAACGACACTTCCCGAGGCCGTCAGGTTGGTGAACGCACGCTTGAGCGTGGAACCCAAGATACAGTCGTAGTCGCGGAAGGTGCCGGTGGCGCTGTAGATAGCGGTCAGCACGTTCTGGGCAGTGGCTTCAACGAAGGAAGCCGCGGCAGTGGTGTCAATCGCGCCGGAGGCCGGCTTGAAAGGCGAACCAGCGGCACAGGCACCGATGTTTGCGGAATTGTCGGCGTTCAGCCAGTTACCAAGTGAACCGGTGCGGTAGGCGTTACCACCAACACCCGTGTCCATCTGGGAGGGTTGGTTGGTACACATGAAGGTCGACTCCATGTCGCGCTTGATCTCAACGAGCTTCTTAGCGATGCCGTTGGCCAACTCATCCGTCACACCAGCGACTTCCTGGGTCTCGGCAATAAAGCCGATGCGCAGGTCTCGGCGGAAGGCCTGGCCGAAGTTGTTCAGACGGGTCCGATTGACCACCGGGTTGGAGGCGTTGGCGACGGTCACGTCAGTGCCGTCCGGTACGCCACCGAGGACAGGGACGCCGTAATTGTCGACCTGCCAAGAGAACTGCATATTCCCGATGTCCTTGCCTTTGGGGGCCATGGACACGAACGGGGTCGACTTGGCGTCGACGATGGCGATGTAGTCCGCCAGATCTTCACGAGCGGCGGAAGTTGAAGCGAGCGCGGAAGAGCCGCCTTGGTTTGGTTGTAGCAGGGGCATAATTTAGAGCATCCTTTTGAGTACTTGGGCTAATTCGATGGTCGACCCAGACCTAGTGAACTTCGACTTGGCAGCATCCAGACCGACCTTGGCCGCATCCTTCTTTGCAGGGATTGCGGTGGGTCGACCAGGCTGACTGGGTGCCTTGACCAGTGGGCGGGTGGCAGATGGCTTGCCCTTGGCGGACTCCTGAGCCAGACGCAACTTGCGCCCGGCAATGAAGTCACCGACCAGCACCTGGTACTCCGGCAGCGAGGCAATCTGCGGCAGTTGCCGCAGGACGGCCTGCGCTTCGGTGTACTCGGCAGCCGAACGGTCTTTCCACCATGGGTAGAGCGTCTCGGCGATAGGCTTGATCTGCTGGTAGTTCTGCAGGAAGCGGGCTCTGGATGGGATGTGCAGGTCTATGGCGTCTTCTACACGCCGTTTGATCTGCTTCACATCGTCTGAGCTGTACTCCTTGCCCTCTACTTCGCAGCCATCAATGTTGTCCTCGCACCACCGCTTCAAATTCCGGGCTTTGCTCCACTCATCGTTGAGTTTGGACACTTCCCAGACATCCGAAAACGGGTCTGCAGCGGACTGCATTGAGGTTGGCCTGTCGTTGGTCTGCTCCAGCTTGGCCTTGGCGTCGTTGAGCTCCCGCTCGAGCGACTCGGCCTTCTCCAGCGCCTCTTTCTTCTGGCGCGTGAGCTTGTCGATGCGTTTGCGGTAACCCAGCGAATCCTCGTCGCTGTTCTCTTCGGTCTCGGAAAGAACCTCCTGCTCAGGCGACTCGGCCTGAGCGTCCGTTTGTTCTGCGGTCGGCTCCGCATCCTCGGCCTGATCGTCCACGGAAGTGGCTTCCGGCTCCGGCGCTTGTCGCTCGACGGCTGACGCCTTGTCTTCCTCCCCGCTGAATCGTGTCTTCAGTAGCTTGGCCAACGCCGATTCGTCGAACTGCATCGGGTTGATTGGGGGCTGTGCCGTGTTTTGGGCAGGTTTCGCTTCCTGTGTATTCGTCGGGATGTCCATGCTTTTAGACCCTGCAAGCCGGGTGTGCTGCAACCATGGTTGTTAAGGCCAACCAAGAAGCCGTTGTGTGAGTGAGAGCCTAGAACTGACCAGAAGTCAATTCCCTCCCGTTTCTTAACGCACTTATTTGTGCGATGAGATCCTTGATCGCGGCTGCCCGGCCTGCGTTGTAGGCACGGTCCTCCGCGGAAAGTGATGGGAGGATGGCCATTAGCACCTCGTCCCGTAGCGTGTCGTCGATGACCTGGCCCATGGCCTTGAGCACCGGGTGCTCCTCGGACACTGAGAGAGCCTCCGAGAGTTGTTCGTCGGTCAGTTTCATTGTTGGACTCCGAGGCGGCCGGTGATGGCGTTCTGCTGCTGCTGGACGCTGAACTGCAGGTTCTCAATGTACTTCTGCAGGTTGGCCTGGAAGAGCGGGTCCTGCTGAAGCTGGGCCTGGTACTTCGGGTTGGATTGCAGGACTTGCTGGCTGAATTGCAGGCGCATGGGCGCGGTGGGGTCGTTCTCGCGGAGCTGCGGCGGGTTGCCGAGGGACATAAGCGCGATCTCGTCGTTGGTCTCGTTGAACATCTTCTGTGCGGCAGGGCCCTGCTGCATCACCAGCTCGCTTGCCAGGTTGGGATCAATGGCCCGGAGTGCAACAGAGATCAGCTTGGCCCGGTCGATGACGCCGGCGGTGTCGAGAGGCAGGACAAGGGTACTGATGGCCTTGAGCTTCTCGGTGACCAGGTCGGTGCTCATCTCGCGGACGTCGAACTTGAGCATCACGTCGAAGTCCTGGATGTCGGGCGGGAGCGGCGTGGCCGAGGCCGTGATGCGCTGGATCTCGGCAGGGCCGATGTATTGCAGGGTGAGGGCCAGCACCTGGCGGAACGCCTCGGTCCAGCCGTGCAGCCAGTTGTTGATCAGGCGCTGCTGGCGCATCTGGGTGATCACCGGGGGGACTTTCTCGGTCGGTCGGCCAAAGTAGCGGTCGGTCTGGGCCTCGATGGCTGCGATAAGCTGGAAGGCTACACCGGGCTCGCGGGCGGGCGGTTGCAGGAAGCCGATCTCGCCGCGGCGAAGGACAGGGATCTGGACGGCAGGGCCGATCTTGAGGTTGCCGCCGCGGGTTTTGGGGACCTCGATGGGCGGCAGGGTGGCCAGGGACGTGTAGTCGAAGATCGAGTCGCGCTGGGCCTTCACCTCGTGCTGCCAGGTAGAGC